TTAAACCGGCTTTACAGGGCGTAATTCACCGCGAATTGATGGTGTGCCTTGCTCGTCGGTAGTGGTGTAATCTCGGAGCTGTCTGGCGTATAACTTCCATGCATCCAGAGTGGATGTTGCGCGTTGATCATCAGTCCAGTGATACATTAGTTCAATTTGAACATTAGCAAGTTCAGAGAGGACCCAATGATGTTCGATTTGTGCAAGCTCTTGCGGAGACTTGATACGCTCGACCCAGTCAAACTCATCCCAAACAACATCACCAACTGGCTCAATAAGCGTGTAGTCTGCTGGAATTAGATCAAACTCATCAAACTCTTTTGGTTGTCTAGTTAATTTATTCCATGCTGTAACCATAATGCCAGAGAAAATGACTAGCTCACCATTACGCACAAAAGCTTGTCGGCCTGAGATTTTTGCTGCAATAGCATCATTATACTGCTGCTCGGTGATTTCGATTGCGCCATCTGCTGCATTATCTAACATTAACGCATCTTCAAAGGCAAAAAACATCGGCAGTAGAACTTCTGGCTTATCCATTAGTAGACCCTCTTATAAAACACACGAGAAACACCAAAAGACTGGAAGCGTTCCGCTGTTGGAACCTGTCTTGATGCATCAAAGTCGAAAGCAGGTGAAACTGTTGAACCACCAGATGCCGTAGTAGCATTAGCTAAAACTTGGAACCCGCCTGTTAATCCGAAAGGCCCTGTAGCGCCGTTAAACATCCATCCGTTATTTGTAGTGATTGTTCCTGCAATGTTACGCATCGCATCTTGAATAATTGCACCAGGAGTTAACCCCGGCGTTGGGATTGCCCCCATCGTATTCAGCATCTCGATTTGCTGTCCGTTGATAGGTGACAGCGCAGAGTTGACGGTCATTTTCACAACCAAGTTTGGGGCTGTGCCAGAGATGACTTTATTATTCAGTAAGCTGCCATTGTAAGCATCGTCAGCCGTAAGCTTTACAAAACGGAATCGCGGGTCATTGGTCGGTGGCGGCGTATCGAACGCCATCTCAGCGCCGATTGGAATAGATGCTAGTTGGTAGCCCGTATCGTAAGGTACCAATGTGACGCCAGAAGGAGCCGTGTTTGTTATGCTTAGAATTCCTGCGACCGTTGCAGAATAACGAGAGCGTGACTTTCTAACTACTGTCACTGGTGATGAAAAATCAGTTAGTCTTTTCATCCACAATTCGTAAGTGTTAGCACTTGGTGATTTGATGTAAAACTCAGGATTAGTCAATCCTAAAGTTTTAGGGGTAATGATAGCCTGTGCAGAACCTGCCCGTTCGGCAATAATAATATCTGCGCTAAATCTTGTGTTTACCCCAAAATCAGAGCCGCCGATCACTTCTAATGACAAAAAGTCACCCGCGCCGTTGTTGTCTCCCACAACGAGAGCCAGCCGTAACCAATCTGTTTGCGTATCAGTTGTGCTATATGCTTGAGGTAAAACCAAGTCCCAAGTACTACCCGAGTTATTCTCTGGAGTAATCGCCCCGCCATTATCCGGCCCTGACGCAGCGCGAGCGATATAGCGCAGGTTATTGCGGACAACTTCTTGTCCGATGCCGTAGTTAACATTTGCATTCCACTCTTGCGAACGGACGGAAGCAAAGGCGCGAGCTAGGTGATCAATCTGCTCTTGATCGTAAGTGATGCCCATTTCATCCAATGCGTTTATAAATTCATCGGTACAGTCGTTAAACCAATCTTGTCCTGGATAACTTGGTGCGCCTTGTTCATTGCTTTCTGAAAAATATCCGCCCAACCCGACTAAAGGCTTGCGCTGTGGTCTTACTGAAACTTGTGAGCCGTTCTGTAGTTTGTGCATCAGATACTCTCCTCATAAATATATTCGTAATACTTGCCAGCCATTTTGAAGCGATTCAGCGTGCATTCGAGAATGGCGGCGGTTTGTGATACTAACGGGGTTAAACAGTCGTCTAGGCAGGTTGCGTAGGCCTGAGTTATGCCTTTCACGTAGATGCGTAGAATGTGGCGATATTTTTCTTCATAAAGTGGGTAGTCACACCCACGCAGACAGTGGTGAGGAAATAGCTCTTGCACTTCCACATCAAAACCAAGGTCTGACGCCAATTTTTCGATGTTCCACGCTTGCAATCCGCCTTTGCGGTGGTACTTCTCAACCACTGCCGCACGGCGTGATTCGATCGTTTGCTTACCTGCATTACACTCTGGCAGTGCCAAATAATCCTCCCACTCTGGCAGCATTTGCAGCGTGGTTTCTGGACGCATTTCAAACAGCAAGCCTTCAGCACTGATTTCTGCGGCTTCAAGGCGTGGCGCATACCCTGCGGCGTACTTATAGAGCTCTAAAGTCGTTTCACGCTGCCAAATCACCCCGCGCGGCATTTGCTGCATGATTGAGTTTGACCATTGCTCTACAGAGTGGCCCATGTAATCACTCCTAGCGCGTGCAGTTCTTCGGCGGCGGATGGCACGTCCGCAGACAAATCGAGGATATAGTCACTCACTGAATCTACTTCACCGATGGCTGTGCGCACTTTGCTGAGCACCAAGGTTGAACCAGGCGACAAGGTGCGCCAGTAAGCATCGAGGTTAGTTTGCACAGCGGTGCGGTTCTCTTCGGTATCTGGCGTCAACTGAATGCTTAGATTGGTGACTTTGAGCGTAAGAGGAATATCAATCGCTTCAAGGCCTGCCGGACGACCCACATCCGTCCCTGTTGCAGGATCGGAGTGACGATAGATGTATTGCTGCATGGCTTGCTTATCGGTCACGGTAGGCAAAATACTGGCGCGATTATCAAACACGAACGCATAGCCAACCGTCGAGCCTCCTTGATAAAAATCCACGGCCCAAGCGCGGGTAACACCTGCAACTTCGCGGCACCACGCCACAAAGTCATGCGGAGCGCCACCCATTGGAGGATTGCGCTTGCGAAACAGCAAGCGCTCTAGCACTTGAGAGACAGGCTCAATATCGGCACCGCCTGAAATCTCTCCCGTAAGGCCGACAGGCTGAACACCTGGCACAGCTTGCGCAAGGGTAAGTTGTTGGCCTGCTGGTAAGTCGTAACTCACGCCCGTCTCTTCGGCTTGGATTTGCACCACCACAGAACCACCGGATGGCGCAGCCGATGAGGTCACTCGATATGAGCGACCATCTTGATGCGTCATCACAGTGGAAACCGGAATGGGTGCAGTGCCTGTGAAAGTGACAGGCCCTGCCGAAGCAGAGGCCAGTTTGCGGATCACACCCTCGGTGCGAGCAGTATCAATAATGGTTTGGTCGTCGCTCTCTGACGTTGGAATGATTTGGCGAACAATCCAGCTATTGTAGTCATAGAGGTCACGAATCGCGCCACTGACGGCCACGTTAAGCGCTTGCTCAACGCCGAATTTTGGCAGCACCTGATCTAACGAGGTTTCAATGTCGATTAAACCCGTCTCAATCAGTTGTCGTAGCGTTGGAGTGCTATAGGGCACTTTGCGCCTCCCATCGTTTGGATACAGTTAAAGTCAGCTCGGTTTCGTCTGGCTTTGTGATCGTGATGGTTAAGGCCAAGGTTTGAAACCTTGGGATTGACCCCTCAACCGTCACGCTCTTGGCAATCTTTCCAGTGCCTGAGTCCTTCGTCATCCATGCCAGCGCGTCTTCTGCGTACTTAACAGCACGGTTGCGCACATCGGTGGTTAACTTTTCTCGATACAAAAGCCAAAGCTTGGAACCCCAAGCCGCATCATAAAATGAATCACCAGGCCAACCGCGCTGATCTGCGGTTCCATCTGGAATGGTGTCTGAGCTTTCCGCTCTGGCGTCAGTAAACAACGAGATCAAAACGAGGGCGGTTACTGATTGCTCAGGAACTTCGCCCTCGATGATGACTCCAGTGTTTTCCAACATGTTCAGCAAGATGCTGCTCATAACTATCCTAGTGTTGGTGTACCTGTAAGCCTGTTCTCTGCGTCTCTGTGTTTATGACCTAGATAGCTGATGTTGCCTGCGGTTAAATCTGAGCCGCCAACAACGCTGGAAGAAGTAATGCCACCAGTCGCAAAAATCCCAAGGTCGGTAGAAATTCCACCTGTCACATGCAAAGGGCCTTGAATCAAAGTTTCTGGGGAGATAATAGTGAAGGAGTTAGCCGCTTCAAAAATAACGTCAGTTGCTGTGACGATGATTTGGCCGCTAGAGGTAAGACGGATTTGATGACCTTCGGCATGATACACGATCACATCGTTTGGCTCACCTTTTGGTCTCAAATCTTTTTTCTCTACCGCTACGGCCACGCGGTCTGCTAGGCAGCCTCTGAGCGCCACCACAACAGCTTCGCTACCGACGGGCGGATAGGAGGTCATGCCGTAGTTTTGAAAGCGCTCGATATCATCTCCAGACTCTTCATTCTCGACTTGCAACTGTAGGTTTTGCCGCTGTAAATTTTCGACAACTCCAGTCACTTGGGCGCGATTTGCCATTGCCAGCAAACGTCTTCTGACGGGCGCTAGTTCTCTATCAATGTAACGCTTCATAAGTTCACTCACCACGAACCTCCTACTGAGCTTTCTTTCTCGATTTGCGGTGGAATATCCAATGCATCTGGGCGAACTACGCCAATCACTGCCGCACGGCCACCGTCATCTTCACTGAACATGATGGTGTTGATCAGCATGTCTTCATCCAATCCCAGAATGTCATCGCGCACGGGTACGATTTGATTGAAATCGAATACTTTACCTGTCTCTGGCACTCGCCAACCCACCACGGTGTATTCCGCTGTATTAGAACGGCCAACGCTGCGCTGACGTTCCCACTGACCACGGCGCGCTGCACCTTCGGCGGTGGTGATCTCTTCATTGACGATAATCATCGGGCGATAGCGTCCGATCTCTACGTCTTTGACTTCGGCTTTTATGCCGCCCACGGTTTGCGCTGGAGAGGAATCCCACGGGCCGAACGCTGCGCCGCTCGCCTTGACAATGAAGTTGCTGTAACGGTTACGCCAACTAAAACGGCCACGCGCTGCCTTGACGTTTTGACCAAGCACCAAAGAGAAGCCAGCACGCTGTTTGCTTGCACGAGTGATCACAAGGTTGCCGAACGCATCACTGGTCAGTAGCACACCACGCTGACGCGCTAAGCGGCTCAGCAGCTCATAAGGTGTTTCACCTTGCTCAATTTGAATGCGTTGAAATGGCGCGCCAACATCCGTATTGACGATGACTTTAATGCCGAAGGGTTGACAAACGGTGCGCGCAATTTGCGTCAAGTCCTGATTAGCGAATTGACCTGAAGGATAGACAATTGAGCAATCGATTAAGTCAGAGGTTTTATCTCGACCAGAGACAGAAATAATCACTTGCTTATCGTCATAGCTTGGCACCCAGTCATCCACATAACCGGTGATCACTCGGTCTCCTCCGATCTCAACAATGCACGGTGCACCTTGCTGGATAGGCTCCATGAAAGCGCGGTAACGATCGGATGAACCTTGCCACTTGTGAGTCAGCTCCAAATCAAACGCGCCTGACATCGCCTCAAGCGAGCGAGTCACGCTGATTTTTGTCCAACCTTGATACAGATTACCGCCTGCGCGAAGGGTGACAACATCACTCACTGATCACCTCCACGTTTTGGCTTGGCAAAATAAAGGCCGGATTGGCAAAACCATTACGGCGCACGATGGCATTGCGGTATTCGGTATCGCCTGCTTCACGCCATGCAACCAGTGCTACTGGGACAGTAGTGGTTGGTTGGTAGACGCTTAACTGCGGCAGCTTTTCCGCCCGATCACGCGTATCGAGTAGCAAGGCCTGACGAAGCGCACGCAATGATCGCCATAATGTGGAATCACCTGCTTCGACGGCATCCGCTGCCAGCTCAGCCAAGCGTGCCGCAAGCTGATAGCCGATCGCCTTTAGCTGCTGACCCGTGAAAATAGCATTACGCTCAGAGCCAGTAAGAGAGGCAATCACTTCAACCTGATCAATCAGTGAATAGGTGTAATCAGACTGTGAAATGGCCGAGGCTTTGCCGACTGCTGCCGAACGCAGCGCCAATGTTTTGAATGACTCTGCATTGGCAAGCACGGCGGCTTCTTTTTGTGGGTTAGCAATGCCAGGCACTGAACTAGCGCGGCCATCTTCACTCACGATAGATCGAGACAAACCACCCGTCACGGCCAGCTCCGCGCGCATACCTTCCCAGCGCTGCTCAACGTTGTTGTACACATCGAGAGAGCGAATGGGGTCTTTGACTACGCTTTTCACATCTTCAAGTAGCCCCATCACTTCACGCGCCAGCTCTCCTGGATACGCGAGCAGCTTACCAACCGAATCTTTGGCGCGCTGCAAGCGATCAGTCCACTCTCTTAGCTCACTCGGCAACGATGGCAGGCCACGGGTAAATTCATCCAAATCATCAAGGAACTGGTCAACCATATCGCCAATGCCTTCGATAGCGGATGGGTCATAGGCTTTTTCAAATGCTTGCTCAGCCGCTTGTTGGGCGTTACTGGCTTCTTGTTCGAGCTTCTTGGCTGTATCCAGCGCACTGCTTGGAAAGAGGTTTTCACCGACCTCGAACACTTCAAAGCTAACCGTAACGGTGCCATCGATGCGGTTAACCAAGCGGTGAGATACCGCGCCAACTTGAACTTTGCGCACGCCAAACCATGGGTGAATCAATTCACCTGGGCCAACTTGGTTGAGTGCTTCGAGTAATGTAGAAAGCTGCTGAACATAATCATCACCAACCAAGCGGCCTGTGATGCGCTCATTGGTGAGCACCTTGCCGTTGTCTTCTGTCCAGCCACTTTCACGCTTTGGGTAAGCGTGGGGAATAGCACGGCGTCCGCTGTTGCCTTCTGCCTCTTCGAGTAGAAATTCAACCCCACGAAATGAGGCTGTTAAACGATCTTCAAATGCCATTTATCGCCCCTTTAATTTGCGCCCATATCTGGGTCAATGGTAAAACCTTTTGGCAGGTAAGTAGGCGTCACTTTTACGCGGTCATCAGACACTTCCACTTTTAATTTCATCTCACCACCCGTTTGGCCTGCCATGTAACTATTGCCAGCCATTGAGCCATTGCCTGAGCCAGAGAACAGGCCTTTGAGTTCATCCCACACATCCAGTAATCCAGGTGCAGGAACAAAGCTTTCTGGCAAGCCTGTGCGATCCACTTCTGATGCACGGCGAGCATGAACAGGAGAGAACTCAGGAGAAATAGAGAGGCCATAACCGATAGGACCAAGCATAGCCAGATTCTTCATCGAAAAAATCCTTGGAAGTTTACTTGGCTTAGGAGATGGCTTACCTGTTGGCTTACCATCACCGCCTAGAACTTCTGGTAATCCGCCAGCAGCTCCACCCATGCCACCACCTGGCATGTTAACCACGTACACGGGCATTACACCTAAGTCGGCGAAACCGCCACCTGCCGCACCGCCTGCACCTGGCTTTTTACCGAATACATCTTTAATCGTTGCGGCCATGTCCAAGCCTTTCTTGGCCGCGACTAAACCACCGACCACCCAAAGTGCCGTTTCACCCCACTTGAGCCAGTTCTGAATGGTTTCATCATCAACTGAGTTGATCGCGTCCGCGAGTTCTCCAATTGATTCAGCTAAGCGTTCGTTAGCAAATTTATTGAAGCTGTTATTCAGAGAGGTCATCGCCGCATTCAATGTGGCAGCATTATCAGCAGCCGCCTGTTGTGTCGCCCCCATCTCTGCGGTGCCGCTAATCATGGAGCGCAGCAAATCTTTATCCTCTTGATCGTAAAGCGATGCCAAACCTTGTAAGCTGGTTTGGTCAAACACATCACCTAATTTCAATGGGTCATTCTTGGCCTTATCCAAAATCTCTAAGAGCAGTTCGACAGGCTCGCGCAGCTCTTTGGTGCCTTTTTTGAATACTTCGATGCCTTGACGGTTCAGGAACTCCACTTTCTTTTTATCGCTGAACGTGGCGAACACGGCCTGAATTGAGGTCAACGATTCGTTTGCATTGCCTTTAGCCTTCGCAAAGAGCTGAACGAGCGCAGACATCTGAGAGATCGCTTCTGGCCCTTTGCCTTGGTAAGTAGCAAAGAGCTGCTCGGAAATATCGGCCAAGTCTTTGACGTTGACACTACCGATCGCGAACTGACCATACAGCTCATCGATGGTGTTCATCACGTCTTTGGCATCTCGGATCCCTTTCTCACGGAACTGGGCAAACAGCGCACCTGTTGAACGCGCATCTGCCCCGAAGGCTTGCATGAACAAACCCATGTTCTCAAGGTTCTCTTGCACGAATTCAAAATCACCCGTTTTCCCCAGCAGCTCATCCACGCCTGCGGCCAACTGGTCAGTACCAATGCGGATATCCTTTTGCACTGACATCGCTTCAAGCTGCTTGGTGAGCAGGGCAACTTGATCACTAGAGAGCTTGGCGTTAGTACCAATGCGCACCATTTGCGCTTCGAGCGCCGCCACATTGCGCACGGTTGCACCTGTGGCAAAAGCGGTAGCAAGGCCAACATATCGGTTGCCGAGTGAGTCAATGCCGCGCCCTGCGGCATCTGCTGAGGTTTTGAGTAGAGTCATGGCACGCTCATTCTTGCGTGCGAAGTCGCTCATTGATGCGCCATATTGCTTGGCTTTGGCCGCGAGATTACCCGCTAGGTTGAGGATGATATCTGTTTTAAGTTGCTGGGCCATTGTGCATATCCTTCAGCTTATTGTAGATGCGCAGCAGCCTGCGAAGTGGCATTGCTTGTGTCACACTGATGGGGAAGCGGCTACTGAGGGCAAGCTGCAAGCCCTCAGCGACCTCGGCCATCAGTTTAAGATCGCCCCCGTGCGGCCAGTTCCTCCGCGATCAAAGCATCCAGCTCGGTGGCTTTTTCTTGCAGCAGCTTGAAGTCATCTTGATGGAGGCGGCGCAAATCCTTAACTGAAATAGGCCCCTGCACTGAGCCGATGTACTCCACTTGACGCAGCAACAGCTCAAGGCCATACATCACATCAGAGGTGTAAGCCACGGCTTTGCCTTCATGCACGATCACTTTCTCAGCCGCCAATTGGGCGTCAATGTAATCGCCTGATGCCAGCTCACGCAGCCCCACTTCAAAGTGGGTGTTTTCACCCACCTTAAAGCCATGTTCGAGATTGAACGTCATGATCGCCATTAGATGCGCTCCACCTTCTCACCACGGAAGGTTCCGGTGACTTCACCAGAGTCACTGACGGTGAATGGCGCTTGCGGTGAGCAGCCCGTCATCATGTAGTCGATGCCGTTATCACCTTCCCACGTCAAGGTCGCGTTGCGAATGGCGTTGATTTCCAGCACATCCACATCTTCCGCAGCCGCAATAACGACCTGAATCGTTGGCGTAACGAACTCGCGAGAAGCCCCCCAAGAGCGACCAGGCCCCATGTGATCCGTATAATTGAAGCCGCCCGGATTGAGGGTTGAGCCTTTTTTCGTTTTCAGTTGTTTACCGTTTGAACGGATAACCACTTCACCCAGCACATTTGCCATGATTGTTTACTCCACTAAAGCTTGAATTGTTCAAGGGCAGCGAACACACGTAGCTGGTTCACCAAGTCCGGTTTAAAGATGCAGTTCAGGCGGTTCACATCACTACCATCACGGAACACGCTCAGCGTTTCTTTAAAGCCTGCCAATTCTTCCATCAAACCTTTCGGCACCCAGTCAGTGGTAGCAAGGTCAATAATCGCTTGACGCATTAGCTTTGGTGTCACCACTGGCTGACCTGGATCTAACGTATCGAGCACATCATCATTCGCCAGTTTATGGCGTGGGTAACGGTTCGTGACCATCACCTTGAGCGAGTAGCGCAGATAGCCCAAGGTCGCAGGGGTGGTGATATCCATATAACTTGGGTCAGGGTCGCCAAAGCTGTTCTTTTTATAGAGCGAGACTTCACGCTCAATCGCGACTTCTTCACCCGCTGTGACCATGTAAGTCGCAATGCCATCACCAAGCAGCAGGTTGCGATCAGGAAGCTGAGGCCAGCGGTCTGATTTCGCAGGAGGCAAAATGCCTTTCAGCACTAACGTTTGCAGTGGGCGTGCTGGGTCAATCGCCAGAGAGTAAGACGCTTGGCCGCAGTAGGCCGCCGCCCACTCGGATGGGGAATGCGGCGCTTTGTTTGTACCCATGCAGGTAAACAAGAAGTCGTTACGCGCTTGACCAAATGCCCCTGTTTCCGCAAACGTGCCACGGTAAGCGGTATAGGCAATGGCTTCCATCATCTTGAGTGGCCCCCAACGTGTGGTTAGCTCATCACGCAAAGCGTTAAGGCTGGCCGTGTCGTTAAACGGCATGCTGATGTGGTTGTACCATTCGTCAGGGATCGCAGCGATGACGTCCGTCATATCTGGCGTACCTGCACCCGCTTGCATTGGGTTGATGGTAAGAGTTACGCCGCTTGGCAGCACTTCGCCATCGTAATAGTTCACACGCACGTCAATATCGTTGCCTGTGATGCCTGCCCACTTACAAGTCAGCTCGCACGACTCAGCAGCCGGATCACCAATCTTCGCTGCCGTAACAGGTAAGTTAGTGTTGGCGTTAATCTTCGCTACCATGGCATCCACAATCGCATCACGCGTATCGCCATCTTTCACTGTAACTTGCACGCTTTCACCCGCAATCAGCAGATAGATCACGCCTGCCTTGGCCGTGGTCACAGTGGGCACAATCGCACCTTTGGCTTGCGTTCCGCCATCGATACTCACGCCCATGGCATACACATCGGTGAACGGGTTGTTTTGGCGCAGCACTTTAAGCGAGCGAGCAAGCATAGAACCCGCACCGTAGAGTGAATCCATTTGGCTTTCACTGGCCGTGATGCGGTTAAGCGTTAACGCTGTGGCAGTGCCAGAGGCAATCTGCATACCGAGCACCAGAACTTTTTGCGCTTGGGCTGGCGTACCACTCAAAGCTTGCGAGTTGTCGATCTCGATATAGACCAGCGGCGTTTTGATATCGTTTGGAATGTTACCCAAAGGCATGGTTATTCTCCTGTCTCTTGCGCTTTAGCGCGGGTTTTCTTGGCTGACTGTTCAACCAGCACCACATCGCCGTCTTTTAATCGGCGAACCCAAAACGCTGAGCGCGTGACGGTTTCACCCTCTTGCTTTAGAAACTCGCCGTTCTCTTTGCGCACAGGCACCGAGGCTTTGGCTGGCTTCACTTTGATTTGGTTTTGTTCCATTGCTTGCAATCCTCTATTGCGGTAACTGCACTTTACCTTCGATTTCTGGTGCGCCTTCGGCGACCTCACCACGTAAACCGAAAGTAATGAAATCGTCTAATGTGGTTGGGTCAATCGGCACATCGAGATACCACTGCTGAGACCATTCCACTGTCCAAAGCGCTAGGCCAAGTTCATCCAACGCTGAGGTGTAAAGATTGTTGGCGCGGAAGTTTTGCGCCCGTGAGTAAGCCGTGGGCGGCGCGTTCTTGGCGACCATGGCACGCACTAACTTGCTTACGATAACTTCGGCACGCGTATCTTTGGCATAGCCCCATGCATCGGTGGTGAACACATAAGCCACCATGTTGACCGAGCCCACCAAACGACCACCGATAAGCTCAAAGCTCGGCACATTCAGCGCCGCAATGCGAATGCCACCATCACGCGTCGCCATCCAGCGCTTTACATCGGCAGGTGTATTGAAGCGGCCAATGTGGCGCTCAATGGTTTGCACCTTGTCAACATGACGCTCCGACAGGCTTTCGAGGATCGGCTTTAAGTAGTTGACGGTTTCTTGTGTGGCGTAAACCGTTGAACCATCTAACTGAAAATCTGGGCGTGCGGTGCTCATTGCAGTACCTCTTGCCAGAAGTCACCGATCACATCGTAGACTTCGGTTTGGTTATCTCGGCTTAGGCCGAGGAACTGACGTTGCGGAATATCCATCATGCGGCTGAATGCACTGACCGACTGATACACCGGAAACTTGAGCGCCTTACCAAAGGCCTGAGTGATAAGGCGCGTGTGCGCATCCACTTGTACCGCACCTGAAAAACCGTCTTGATGTACGCCTGCGTAAACCAATGGCGACCCAACTCGAACCTGATTTTTTTCGACCACGTACTGAATGGAGTCCAACAAGTCTCCATCACCTTGAAGTAGGGACTGATTTCCGTTGCGAGTTTTAGCGTAGCTATCGCTCCAAGAATCCCACTTGGTGCCATCAGGCGCACTTTTCTCATCGGCGATACGTCTCCGTGTTTGGCTTTCCACCACTGCACCGAGTGAATCCAACAGCTCTTCTTTGAGCTTTGGATTGCTCAGCGCGTCCAGCATCTTTTGAAAGCGCGCTAGCTCTTCAGTACCAGTGACTTGAACGCTGATGCCCATCACAACACTCCTTTCAGGCTGTTGCGGGTAAACAGGCGCTCATTGGTTTGGATGAGTTCCACTTTGCCAACGCTGCTTTCGGCTGGCGCTTCAATGGTTGGCAGGCCTAACTCACGTTTACCACTGGCGATTTCACGCAGGGTTTCAAGCTGCATTTTGTAGCGCTCTTCCAGCAAGTTCGTGGCCTGCTGATCACGGTCTGCCAACCAATAAAACGCGATGATGATGGCAATCTTATTCAACATGCCTGGAACCGTTGGCAGCGGCAGCTGATAGCGGCGACCTAAGAATGAGTTGATCTCATCGTCGGCCTGTTCCAGTGCTTGGTTGATGTAGGTATCGTTCAGCTCTCCGGTTTCGCGGTTGATCGCAAAGTTCCAAAGCATCTGCTCGTCACGGTCAATCAAGTCTTGCTTGGTTGCGTAGATTGCCATTTGGGTTACTCCGTATCGCTTACGTCGACAACGTCTGAGACTTCGACCACTTCGACGATTAGGTTAGGCTCGCCGTGGATTCGCTTTGCCGCTTGCGGAGTAACGAACAAAATAAGCTCTGGTTCGCCATCTTCCTGAGCCACTGTTTTAGGCTGGTCTTCTGGTACTTGGTCAACCACAAGCAGAACGGTTTCTTTGGTGCGCAAAAACTGAATACCTGCGCGCCAAAAACCTTGATCTGATTTAGCGCGTACTTTAAAGGCAGAAATAATGCCGATAGCGTTATCATCAATATCAGAAAGCTGCACAGCAGCGCCCATTGGGCTTTCATCTTTAGCTTCTTCATCTTGCTTCACTTCCGTAGACTCTGCAGCTGCTACTTGCTCCGGTTCGGCTTGCGCCGCAGGAACGGGGGTATTCTCTGCCACTGTTTGCTGATCACTTCCTTCGACAACGGGCTTTGTTGCACTTTTTCGGCTGCGGGTTTTGGCTGTTTCACTCACAGTGAACTCCTTTTAAACAGTGTTTAAACGTGGCGGTGAATGAACACCGCCAGCTCGTCATTGCCTTAAGGCAGGTAACGGGAAACCACGATCTCTACGTTATTGAAGTAGATGTTTGAACCACCGCCATCCAAGTACTCACGAGAAAAAATCTTGCGAGCAGCGGATGCATTGGATGGACCAACAACCAGCTTGGTTGCCATTGTTCCCAGAGGGGTTCCGTTGGTTTTCTTCATGCTTGCCAGCTTCACCATGCCCGCTTCAACGTTCGCTTCCGTCAAGTCAGCTTTAGAACCAATCGCGAGCTGAGGGAAAGAGAAGCCGAAGCCAGCACGACCATCCACGCCTTGAGCCACCATGTTGTTAAACCAAGCGTACTCAGACGTTGCACCCACAAATTGCAAAACGAGAGGTCGGCGCTCTTGATAGATGATTGGCTTAAGGATCTGCATGTCATCAATCAGGAACCACGGAGACCCAGTATCCGTTGACGGATCGCCAATCACGTTTGAGAACGTAGTGGCTGGCGTGGTTTCTAGTGGGTGGTCGGTATCAAAGTAGTTTTGGCCGTCATAGCACAAGGTGGTAAAACCTGCGGACAACAAACCATAACAATGTTTATCAGGGAAAACGGCAGATTCACGACCCCAAGCACGAGCCAAGACGGAATATTTACCAATCTTGTCATCTTCCAAATCTTCACGTTTGATAGTGACGGAAGCTTCGTAGGTTTCGTTTTTGATCGCATAGCCGTGTGAGCCCAGTTCTTTCAACTGACGATCGCCCGCCCAAAGTTCGATACCTGGCAAATCTTTTAGCCAGCCGTAAAACTCTGAGCTGCCAGAACTCGGCACTTTAGTTGCGATCTTGTCCCATTGAGGGGTAACAACACTCAAGCCTTCGGTAAATGCGGCATTGCTGCCAACCGTCAGGGCTTCAATAATTTGCGCTTCAGTAAAAGCCATTTTTCAGCTCCTAATTAGTAAGTGATTTTGTGTTTACGGTTGGCTTTCCAAGACTCTGGTGTAACACCAGCAGCTCGACAAAGCGCCATTTCTTCAGCAGACAGTTCGCCTTCTGCATTCACCACTGCCGACTTCTTCTTAGGATCGCTATTCGCAATCGCTGGCGCGGTTTCAACAAACTTCTTGAACTGCTCAATGCCACCTTCAGCACGACACATGCCGAGGAACATTTCTTTGTTCGCAGGGGCAACTTTGCCAGCCTTGATCGCATCTTCTACCAGCGCATCAATTTCAGATTCCTGAATAGCCTTCAATGCTTTCTCGGCAGTTTCAGCGCGGTTAAGTGCTAGCTGATAGGTTTCTTTAGGCACGGCCACATTGAGATCAATGTTTGATGCACGGTTAAGCGCAATGTCTTTCTCTGACTTCAGAGAGTTGATTGCGATTACCGCGTCTTGCTCGGTTGCGGTTTCGGCCAAGCCAAGCGCAGCGGCAATAAGCTGTGATAGCTTCATTTCGTTTTCCTCTTGTCGGTTGAGGGCGGGTACATAGAAGTTGGGTTTGTTCGTCAGGCCTGCGCTGCTCATCGCAGTGATCACACCGTTCGAATCGTAATGAAATGCTGGGGAGTAATAGCAGTAGAGCTTGTCCCGAATCTTGTACTGGCCGATATAGTTCCATTCGACTTGCGACCAAATTTCACCATTTCGATTTTCTAAAGCTAGGATCCATCCTGCCGCATCGGCATCTTTGCCTTCTGGGCCACGAATTTCAGTGGCGTGTTCGATATCAAAAGGAAGCTTTGAATCGAAAGCAGCAACAATGGCATCAGGGTTAGAGTTCTTCCAAGTACGACCATCTCGACCAATCACATCGCCAGCCGGAATCATAGGAAGCCAAACTGTATTGGTTGCCTTGTCTTCACCAAAGGCATCAATAACCGTTCCTGATAAGTTGAAACACACTGCCAGAAAAGACTTACTCATTTCTTGCTCCGGTTGATAAGCACTACATAACAACCTCCTTGGTGGTCGGTTGATATGAACTTGTTTTGGTGGAGTAAGAATGCGCCAATGCGACAACCGAGCCGAAATAACGGCAGTTGCTCAAATTGATAGGGTTGGGATACGTTTTGGGAGGGGAGAAAAGCGTGGTTAAGATTACCGCAAAAAAACAGGTTGGCAAGCGAAACGCAAAAGCCAACCAAAAATACAACGCCGAACCTAGTTTAAACCCCGTTTAAATCGCGCCAGATTGATTTAAACTTTTTTATTGATACATTTGCATGCCTTTTTGCTTTCTAGCGCGTTAGAGAGCGTTATAGCTAAGCGACCACAGAAACAGGTTCTAAGTCGTCATTATCTGCTTCATAAATCACGCGCCACCCCCTAGCATCTCCGTTGAGTAGGTTTCTTGTTCGGCAATTAATAATAACTTGGTACAGGTAAAATCTAATCCATTAGCGCGGATTTGTATGGCCGTGCCATTGGTCGCAATGTTTCCATTCTTATCAACGCTGAAAAAAGTCGAGAAGTTCATTACATCCTCCGCAACCTCTAGACTTCGATTCTGCACAAGGCGGTTGCCTTGAGTGCCTGCAAAATCAAGTTCAAGAGATCGAATGGCAGCAGAGCCTGGGAAAGTCCCTGTAAAATTCGCCTTAAAATACAAACTGCGATTATCGTTAAAAGCTCGCAATAAGTTATTGGCCGTATCAAAAAACGGCAGCAAACTACCGAACACAGGCGTTCTGGCCTTTATGCGGTCAATCAAGTTGTATGTCACCCCCTGCGTGAACACCAAAGGTGATGCGGAAAAGTCAAACAACACTTCGCTTTTGCGGCGAGGCGCGTCTGAAACTGGAATTAAGGGGGCTTCATAGATCATGCTGGCGTTACTCCTACCGTGGTTTCACCGCTGTTGGTTTTAGCCCAAACTAGCTCACTGCCTGTTAGCTCATACACATAACGCTTTTGCGCTAGCATTGGGTCGCCTTCAGTGGTTACTGCTGGCTGCGTTTCTGCAACCAGCATTTGCGCGTTGCCTGCGCCGCGATTCACAAACACGCCTTTCAACCCTACGTTGATTTGGCGGTATTCACTGGAGACTATTTTCACTGCTGTGGTAGCCATGACCGTTCCTCTTACTGTTTTAAGGTTTCATTCAAGCGCGTCTCTTTGGCTTGCAAATCATCACTCAGCGCTTGCTCTCGTTTCTTACCTGGGTTGTAGTTCCAACCCGGCTCAATGCCTTCGGGCAACACTTCCACCTCTCCGGTGCGTTTGTTTACCCATTGCTTGTTTGGCGTATCAGGCGCGGAGGTTTTCACCTTGCCTTCAGCGATCAGTTTTTCAGCTTCCCGCTTTGACACTTGCCGAACCCAGCACTTACAGCCCCAGCCGTTGGGCGGCATAAACTGCGCCCAAAACGGATCACCCACTGGCAGCAGTACACCATTCAAACGCACATGATCAAGCCGATGCTCACGCGATGGCCCCAGCTGATAGAGCAAATAGGGCATGGCGCGCTTGGTTTTTTCGATGCGCTCCCACTGGCCTGCGGCGCGAGCGGTGCGCATGTTGGTGCGGTAAATGGTTTTTAAACGGCCTTCACTGCCCAATTGAACAGGCTTTGATTCTTGGGTGAGTGGGTCATCCATCACTTGCACGCCCCACCACCCAGACTTCACCAACAGCGGCTTGAGCAGATCACGGAACTGCTCAAAGGTTTGACCTTCGGCAATGGCCTGCTCAACCAACTGCTTCACCTCAACCAGCAAATCGGCATTGAGCATTTTGGCTACGGTGAAAGCGTTGGCGTGTTCCTCTTTCCATACGTCACGGTAGTCAAAGCTTGGTTTAATGCCTTTGCGCTTGAACCATTCCAGCGACTCTTTTGGCACAATGTTTTTAGGCATCGCGCGCATCTCCTAACCCGCGAGCCTGAAACATCAGCTTCGCCATCTGCTCAACAAACTCACCTTCGCTGAGTTCCGCTTGCAAGGCAGGCAGGCCAGCCAAGAACGCATCATAACTGGCCGAGTCCTTAGCGAGCTTTAAGATCGGGTTCATAAACTCTTCGCCAGTTTCCACCCATTCGCTAACGGCTTCATCGGTCATCGCATCAATCTCCGCGTCTACGCTTTGGCTGATGCGGTTGATCGCAATACCTTGCGAATGGTTTAGGCCAACCTCTAGAGGTTGCATGGAAGCTTGCGTCATAGGAACCAGCACTTCTTCTTCGCTCTCTGGCTCCGTCAGGCCGAACTTATCACGCACGGATGAAGCGCTCACGCGCAGGCCGCGGTCAATCAGTGGCGTTAAGCTATCGACAAGAACTTTGAGATCTTCTGGCTCTGGTACTTTGATGCGCACTTTCGGGTAGTGCTCTTGCACACCCCAGTTGAGGATGATGTAAGGCTTAACCAAGTATTCATTGATGCAAGATTCGAGTTGGCGCGCATCCCACTTAGCGATGTCAATCCGCACTTCGTTGTGAATAAAAGCTTGTGACATTGAGCTGCCATTGTCGGCGGTCATGGTTTGGCCGAGTACGGCTTTTGAAATCTGCTCATCACACCAACGCGCCATGTTTTCAAACAGCGTATCGCCGCCATTGCCCTTGGCAGTTTCGAGCAAGTCAATCTTCATTGACTCTGGGATCACCGCACCCGCATCACTGGCGATGCGGCCAATGGCATTAATCAGCGTGCTGATATCGCCCTCACTCGCGTTCGCGCCATACTTACCGACCCGAACCGGAATTCCGAACACTTCGGCAAACGCCCACCAATCGCGCACGGTGAACGATTTCAGCATGTACATCACCGCCACTAAGCGCGCTAGGCCATTGCGCCACACGCTGCCAGACTTAGATCGCGGCGTATGCACGATGAACTTATAAGGCTCTAGCGGCGCGCCCGTTGGAGCATCATCACTAATCAGCAAGATCTGCTCTAGGGTTTCTTGGTCTTGGCGCAGGTAACGAGGGTCAACCCATTTGTAATCGCTAGGCTTCCAAGGAATTGACTTTGTGTTCCAAAGGATTTGCACAACAGCAACCCCTTTGCCTATTCCGTCAAGCAAATCAAACAGCAGCTCAGGAATTGCATCATCTGACATAATTTCGCGCACGCGCTCTGCCATCAGTACATCATTGGCTTCATCGCTGTAGGCTTCCACGCTTGGCTCAATCGCTGCCACGGCGAGCTTACGAGTTCTAAGCTGTGCCGCGTAGTGCAGATCTCGCTCTTCCATTTCTTCCGAGAGCGTCATGTACGCTTCTGGGTCTGTGCCATCAATCACGCTACGCAGCACGCCTGCAAGGCGCTGCGGCGTAATGGTTGAGGCCACGCTGGCAGGGCGTGGGTTGCGCACGCCCGTGGTGTAAGCACGGGCAATGTCTTCGGCGAGTACGGTTTTGTCGGCTTTGAGTGGCAGGCCGCGATCATCGAGAAATTGAATACTCATAGTCGAATTCCTTTGCCGCGCAGATCACTGGCGTGCGGCATGTCGTCAAATCGGTTGTTTTCTTCTGCTGTGCCAAAGAAGCGGCGCTGTGTTTCATCGGCATTCGCTTTGATGGTGTGCAGTTCGTACTTTGTTGCTCCGTTCGATCCAGCGTGCATTGCCAAGGCAAGCGCCCAAAATCTATCCGCGTGACCATCATCCGTGCTGTCGGCTACAAATCGAATGTTGCCTGCTGAGGTTGTTGTTTTCTGAACAAGCCGCAAGTCAGCGCGAATCTTTTCGTCATAAGGGATGCGAAGCTTTTTATCTTCCATCGCGTTGCGTACTGGATAAGCAAGCGACTCTTTCACTGAGTTACTGAAGTTGACCGCTTCAACTCGATAAGTACCAAACATATCTTGGGCATCATCAGCCCAACCAATACCAAGCCCTGTGGCATCAATACAAATACGCTCAGCCTTTGCAAACCAAGGATAAAGAATCTTTTCTTGATCGCTCTTGCGCATCTTCTCCATCGTTTCAACATGGCGCGTATAGAAAACATCGCCTTGTTTCTCAAGAACCCAAAGCACGGTTAAGTCTTTCTTACGGCCAATATCCACACCACAGAACAAGGCTCCATCTTCAATCTTGTTCCAATCCTCATACTGACCATACTCACAGCCTGTGATCATGGCGTAGTCCAAAAACTTCACATCATCATTGGCTGGATTGCACATGTATTCTTGCTGGAAAGACTCCTCATCCGCACAGCCAGCACGGATGAAATCAAAATAAGCCGCCTCATCCATATCTTGACGTTCGTCATCATGGGGCAGTCGTTGCTGAAGCTTGAACAGAAAGCCATCTTCCAATGCACGTTGAAGCGTTACTGTGTGCAGGCTGATGTTTTTAGGATTGCCGCGCTCTTTAATTTCTCTTACCAACTGGTTAAAGAAGTTATTGCTACCACGGTGGGTGGAGATCAACTCAAGATTACCGCCCCAAGTAATACCCGGATAAGCAATAGACCATAGTTTTCTTGGGTCTGGATGCAGCGCGAACTCATCAAGAACACGGCCACCGCGCTTACCTGCCTGTGCATCTGGGTTACTTGACATACTGTGGATTCTGCGACCATTGGCAAACTCAAGAACGTAGGCCGAAGTTTTCTCACGCTCACTAATCATTACTTCGCCAAGGTCTCTCGCGGCGAGGTTGACAATCTTCGCCCACATTTTGCAGTCTTCAATAAATAGCCTTGCTTGAAGATCATCTCGGGAGCTTACCCACTGGTCATGCTGCGCACCTTGCGCGCCAGTTCTTTCAACACAAGCGTATGCACCTGACCATGACAAACCGATTTGGCGGCTTTTCTCCATCAGCTTCAAACGGCTTCCGTCTTTAATCCAAGCGCTTTGAAATGGCAGAAAAATCCCTTCCGGATTGGCAGGGATTATTTTTGCATTGCCTTTGTGTTTAATGATCGTCATACAATGCCCAATGCCTCACGAATCGTTGACAAGGTTTCTTTGGTGACGCCTGCTTTGCTTTCTAACTTCTCAAGCTTCTGACGCTGTTCTTCCAGTAAAGCATCGCGGATCTCTTTCTCGCGCTTCATGCTGATCATGGCGGCCGCTTCAACACGCTGCACCACCAAGGCTAACTGTGCGAGCGCCTTTGGTGAGTGCACCTCACCATCTTCACCATCAGATTGCTCCATCATTTTCATGGAGGTATCAAACGCCATAGTGCGCACGAACTCTTGCAGCAGCTTGCCGACATCACTGGTCGGCGCTTCACCAAGCTTAGAAACCCACACTTCCGCGACTTCACGAGACTGGCGCAAGCGTTGGCCCATCTCTTCCATGCGCTTGGCATAACGGTTAAACCCTGTGCGGCTTAGCTTGGCATCATCGCCCAAGCCTGCGTCATCAATCATTTGATTGACCGCTTCTAGAATGTCTTTCTGCGTCATGTTGCCGCTGCGGATAAAGACATTCAGCGTATTGCGGATCTCTTCCGGCAGCAGTTCAACTTTGCTTTTGCGATTACTGGCAACTTGCATACGCCTTGCTCCTATGCCCGTGGGCGTTTAACACCTGGCACAACGGCTTGACCCGTTGCCACGTCTTCACCACGGCCCGTGAGGCGCGCAATTTGGCAATCGCCCACATCACGCAGTGACACTAGGCCTTGCTCTTGCAACCAAAACAAATGGGTGCGAACCACATCGCGGCTAATTTTGTGGCCGTAAGCATCAAGGCACGAATCAATGATCGATTCGTTTGCTTCATAGCCATGCATCTCATGCAGAGAGCGCAAAATAACCAGTCGCTGGTCTTCGGTTAAAAGCTCTTTAAATGACATGTAAACCTCTACTTATCATCTTTTAAACGTTGTTCTAAAAGGAGCTGAGACAAGTGATTAACTGGTTGCAACATAGCGCGAAGTTCTTTTAACTCTCCGCGCGCCTCTGCCAGTTCTAGCCTCAACTGAGTGACATCTTCATCCGTTGGCATGTGCTCAACCTTGGTTTCAAGCGTTGTCATGCGTTCTTTCATCTCTTCCATGGCCTCTTTTCGGACAAAGGTCTTTGCCAACAACAACACGATCAATTGCGTTGCCGTTAGCCAGAAAGCCCAAATTAAGAACCAATATTCTTTTAACCACTCCACCATCAATGTGGCTCCTTTCTAGACTGACAACTGACGCACCGCACAGCCTCCGGCTGAGCTTCTATTCTTCCTTTGGGTATTTCGCTACCACAACTGAGGCAGTAGCGATTGCCTTCTTCATCTTCATCTGGCTGCTCTTGAATCATATTGCGCCGTGCTGCGTGATGGTTGTTTAAGGCTAAGGCAAGGAATTCCTGATCACGCTCTTGGGCTTTATCAAACAGATCGCTCATTGACGCCCCTTAATGGCATCCACCACGGCGGAGGTAGCTTTGTGGCCGCTGCCTTTGGGGTATTTCGCAAATCCATCCACGGTGCGCAAACCAAGATAAGCAAAGGCTGGCGTGCCAATGGTTAGCGCCATCCAAGTGTCTGCGCCTTCTGCACCTGGCACGAAGGCTTTAAGGCCTTCAAAAAGAAAGATGTAAAGGATCATCCCCCAGAAGGATTGGCGCGCCATCAGTGGGCGAGTTTTGCGAATGTATGGGTCTTCAGCTTTGTCGCCTGCGCGGATTGTTTCTTGCGTTTCGTGGTGTTCGGCTTGCTTGTCTTGCAGCGCAAGCTCTTGGCGGCGTGTGATTTCTCGCTCCATCTCCACCTTGATGCGCTCCAGATCCACCAAGGCTTCTGGCGGAAAGCTTTGCAGCTCACGGGTTAAGGCGATTTGCTTTTGCCCTTTGTTCATGCCCAATGCGCCATCAACGGCTTCTACTGCATCGGCGACTTTGCTGGCGGTGTCATTGCCGCCGAACAGGCTTGAAATACCACGGATGACTGAAGGCCCCACTTCAAGGGCGAGCGCCGCTAGCGCTGGGATTGCGATAGGCATTCTCTGAATCTCCGAATTTTTGAAAGAAGGTCAGCACCGGATTCAGGCTTATCAATGCCACGGCACATGCGTACATCTGTCACGGTCACGCTATTCCAGCCTTTATAGAAAGCGCTTTGTAGCGTGGCATCGTGTGAGAATAGAAAGGTGCGTTCCAGAGTAGCCATTGCCGCTTCGCCTGTTAATTGATGGCGCTGCAACTCAGCCGCAAGGCGCATTTCGCGCCCCTTGGCATAAGCGAACTCTGAGTTCTTTTGGCGCTTCATTACTGGCATTCCCATGCCGCATTCAGCAAATGCACTAGGCGGTTATGCCAGCCGTTAATGAAACGCTCTTGGCTTGGATTGTTATTAACAATGCGTGCGTAATAAAGCGAACGGCGCAGAACATAACGAGTAGTTAGATATTCCACATCACAAGCGTGAACGGCGGCGCGAGTGTCTTTACCCACCAATCCATCTACGCCTTTACCTACAATTCCGGCGCACTCTTGCAGCATTTTAATGGCAGGCTTCACACCATGCTGCACTGCGCTATCAAAGGCTACCAGCGCGACAGGGCCTGCCCATTCATCACAGAACGCAGGATTCCAGTAGTTGTCGTGGTAAATCTTTACCGCGTCATCCATGGTGAGGGATTTGATATCGACATTAGGGAAGGCGCGCTTGCTGATGCCGTATTTCGTTTCTCCGCCCTTGTCTTTAGGGTCGTTAACGTAGCCGCCATCATCACGCAAACCGCCTTCAGCAGTCAGCACGAACAGAACAGCATGGCAAAATTCAGGCGAGTAGCCAGCGGTAGAAAAGGGGAATTCGGTAAACATAAAAGCACAACCCGTTCAGACATTTGTTGAATTGATTGTGCTTTTTGTGTGGTGAGTTTATGAATTAACGACAGTTGCTCAACATTAGAACAGTTGGTGCTGACGCTTTCTCACTTCTAGATTACGCATTCTACGGATGGCCGCGTAGATGTTTTGAGTGGATAGGTTGTACTTGATCGCTAACTCAGGCACGTTCTGCCCGTTAAATTCACGCCAAATATACATGCATCGTAACTGATGCTCAAGCTGCTCACCTTTAGGGAAGTAATATTGCAAACCGCCCGTGTCTTTGCACAAGCGCGCAAGCAGCACCAGTGCGGCTCTTTCATCTAGCCCCAGCTTGCTGCATTCATCTTTCAGTGATTCAAAGATGGTTAACACCATCTCAGGCCAGCGCACTTTGCTTTCTTCATCATCCAGCAGTTTGTCGATATCGGCCAGTGATACGCCCTCGAACCCGAACATATCAAAGTTTTCTTCTTGATTGGCTGCTTTGTTCATAGTCTCCTCCACATACAAAAACACCCCGCAATGCGAGGTGTTTGTAGTGTAACTGAGGCGATCATCGCGGGGCATGTTTTAGCTTTTTACTTTAGCTACGACGTCTTTAACGCCATTACCTGAAAAACACAATTTAGCTGAACTGTCGCTTAGGCATACATTTCCGCTTGTTATCATAGTGTCTAGTATTGTTTCGCTAACCATAGGATCAGCAGGAAAAATAACAGCCTTATTCTTTCCTAAGCATTGAACTTTAAACTCATGATAATCACCAACCACCATTATCGCCCCAAATGGCTCAGGAACACCCTCCTTAACATGGCAAGTTTCGTAGTTGATATAAACGCCGAACTGCATTTCTTTATTCTCATAAGGTTTAATCAGGCCACTTGCCATTCCATACACAATTTCTTTTGAAACGTAAGATTTCAAGCCATCATCAAAAACCCAGTCACCGTATTGTTGATTTGCCATCGCCGAGAACGGAAGCGCACAAGCGATCACTAAAGCCAATTTACTTTTCATTATTAAACATCTCCTTATAAAACCCTGCCAACTTATCATAACCCGCTGGGCCTGTGCAGTTGTCATTGGATGGAATGCGACCACCCGCCGCAACAATGGCCTCCGACATCAAACGGTAGTGCCAACGCTTTAGAGACTCAAGCACAACATAAGCCTCTTCCGATTTCAGCCACGCTGCACGCTCAATGCCTTTACCGCCATTGGTGATACTGGTCATGCGCTTTACGTAAGCATCCAACGCGGCATCACTGCCGTTTTTAACAAAGCCTTGCTTGTGCATGATAATCCAAATCGCGCGTAGCTTGGTGACTTCTAACGCTCTTGGCTTGGTGGCCTTAGCCTGTGGTTGAGTGCTTTTGGTTTGCGGAACAAAGCCGAGCGACTTCATTCTATCCACCATTTTGCTGAGCTTGAAATCGTTCAGGCCGCGCGAACTGCGCTGGCCTGTGACTTCATCAAGCAAATCTCGATAAGCTTCATCGCTGAGTTGCAATTCGCGCTTACCGATTTGTACGAGTTTAAGTAGCTTGGACATTTTCAACCTCGTTACTGTTCATCATAAGTAATTCGATGTTGGTAACTTCCCCATGCATCCCATCTCGCACGTTCCATTAATGCTTCACCGATACCCATTAACGTATTTCGGTCAGTTCCAAATGCTTCTTCGATTTGTTCGAGAGTTGCATTTTCTGGCAAATCAGAAAGGACACTAACTGGGTAGAACTCTTCTACAGAATCAACCCACTCCTTGACTTCTGGCGGTGTTAGCTCAGGTAGTTTGATGGTCATAAATCCCCCTCAAGCCGCTTTGCGGCTGTTCTTGTATTCGAGCTGACAAGCTTTGCACCAAGTTTGCAGGCCATCCGCTTCACGCGATGAGGGCGACCAAAACAGCGTATCTTGCGGCCAGAACTCAGCGCAGTGCGGACACCACTTTTCAAGCCCCAGCTCAGGACAAAGGCGCGCCTTGCCCGTTGCAATACGGCGTTGCAATAATCCTGCTTTCATTAGTGGCGTGTATTCACCGAACATAATAAAAACTCCCTTGGCTGCTCATCAGTGCCTAGCAACCACGCTAGGCAGACAAGCAAGGCGCACCTTGCTTGTTTCGCTACGCTTTCCATCCAAGTTCACGCAGCTTGGCTGCGATGGGGCTTTTCTCGCCGAGTGGGTCTTTGCCTTGGGCGAGCATTTGGTTTGCGCGTTCTACGTACCACGCGCTGACGTCTTCTCTTGGTGGCTCGGCCTTTTCGCTGGTTGCGGTTGGCTCACTCACTGCCACGTTGTTGCGTAACGCCAAGGTTTTATAAACACTCTTGAGGTAGTTGTGGTTTGCCAGTGGCTTTGAATCACCATGCTGTTGGCGCTTTTCGCGCAGCTTGGTGGTGCATTCAATCAGCGCGCTTGCCAGTAGATGGTCGGCCTTGTACAGCTCCAACACTTCACCAATCAGCCGCAGGGCGCGGCTGTTGGAAAGGTCAGACTTTGCAGGGCGAAACAGGCTGATGTAACCCATCATTGGGCGCGCTACAAAGTCCGGCAGTTGGGCGACTAGGCTTAGCAGCTCGCGGCCTGCATCATCGGCAATCAGCGCATCAAGGGTGATGTTGCTGTGGCAAATCGGGCAACGACAGAGTTTCATAGCACCGCCTCCAGCTCTTCGCTTGTGCCAAGCAGAACAAAGGGTTCCACAATTGCGTCAAACTCTTTTGGCGTTAACATGCAGGTGACTTCAACGGTCATGCTGCGGCCTGTGTAGTTCTCACCATCCCATTCGTTTAGGTTGAGAATGTCGCCAACTTGGTAGTTGCGATCATTGCATCGCACCTCGAAACGCTTAGCGCCAGAGAGCTGAAGCTCAAAATAAAACGGGATGATTTTTAGTTCGTGAACGGTTGGAGTTTTCATGATTAAGCATCCTTCAACACTTGTTTCATCAACGCATAAGTCTTTGGCGCTCGTTGACTCTTGCTCCAATCAAAACCAGCTTCTTCGAGAAAGGCTTGCTCTATTAAGTCCCAGTTCTTAATGATCGCAGCCCATTGAGGATTGCTTTGCGCGATAACATCAAAGAAGTTCTTTACTTCAGGAACGCGGTCAAGCATGACTAAACAACGGTTAAAATCAGCAGGGTCACACGGATAATAGCCTGCTCTTTTCGGCTCAATTCCTGCTGCTGTAAAAGCCATGAATTCACTGCTTAATCCAGTTCTGTCCTTGGCTAGCCACGTTAAAATTTTTAATGCTACTGTATTGCTCATTCTTCTATTTCCTTCTTCTTGTGATAAACCGTGACGATCACTTGGTTCTCGATGATGAAGTAAGCGTGCTCGCATTCCAGTATTCGCTTGGGTTGGAAGCCGTCACGCTGTTGTATTTTTCGCAATTCCCTTTTCGATGGGCGGCGCGCTGTGGCGACCGCCGCGACTAACTCAGGGAGACTGCGCTCAGTTCTTTGCCGCCAGCGATCCACTGCATGGCGGCTCAGTACCACTTCACCGTATTGGGTTGTGAGCAGAATCCCCATACGGCACCTTTAGAGCTTGGCGATATCGAGTGCGATCTGTTTGTAACCGCCGTTTGCATCGCGCTCATAGATGCGCAGGTAAGGGGTTTTACCCACGACTTTGATGGAGTCGGCAATGGCGTCCATCGCTTCGATCCAGTCTTTGTCATCGATGTTGAGCTGGCGCAGGCTCAGCACTTGGTTAACGTCGATGTGGCCTTGTTTGTTGACGCGGAATGCAAGCTCAACCAAGGCTTTGATTTGATCGCTTGAGCCTTCCGACCAGCGCGTAATGCACTCGTCAATCTTGGCTTTGGCCGCTTGAATGCGTTCATCAAAGATTCGATGCTCACCAATGCTGCGCTGGATTTTGTACTTACCATCGAACGAGACGAGGGTGACATTGCCCTTCACGCCGCCGTACTTCACATCAAACTCTTCGGCGGAAAGGTCTACAAAGTCGGCGACCTGCGCCATTGCTTCGCTTTTGAATGCGGCCATGGCCTGCTGTGTGGCCTTCGCTTTGGCAACGATATCGAGCACGACTTCATCACGCAGTTTGTCGATCTCTTTGATTTGGCTCTCAGGCACCAAGTGACCAAGGTTGTTAGTGCGAAAGCCTGCTTGTGGGTTAGTGGATTGCATTTTTATTTCCTTTCTTGTTGTAAAACTCAATGGCAGCTTTGTGAACGTGCACGGGCAGATCTTCGGCAATATGATTTGCTAATCCATTGATTGTGTTTGAGCTTCCGTTTTCGCATTGACATGCGAATTCAATCTTCCCGTTGCCTTTATCGTTGATAGTGATAACTACTTTTGCCTGTTTCATGCTTGCTTCCTCATCTGAAGAGTTAGGTGCTGGTTCTCTTGTGAATTGATCACTGTGTTACCGACATACTGCTGGCACTCGCTTGACCACCAGCGAACGAGGCACCCGCAGAACTTGGTGACATACATTTTGTTGAGCGTGCCGTGGCGCAGCTCGGTGACTTCCACGGCATCGCGCATAAGCCGCTGAGCGATAGCGCCGTAAGGTTTAGTGATTTCAATCACTGGCATTTTGGTTACGCTGTTGGTGCGTAGCACAAAGCAGTGGTGGAAGTTCAAGCGGCCAACCGCTTTGAGTAAGATTTCATGCTTGTTCATGGTGCTGTCCTATGCTGCGATGCCTAATGCGAGTTTCCAAAGTGGGTGAAGCAGATCAGGCTTATTTGTGCCGTGCTTTTTGCACTCTTTCTTTGCCTTTACTGGCGCTTGAGCTTTTGCCTTTTCCTTTTTGGGAGAGGCTTTGCAAGCTGCATTACTAAGCGCGGCTTCTATAGACATGCCTTTGGTTTGCACTCGGTAATGCAGAGTTGTTAGCGGGATTCCGTAATGACGAGAAATTTCAGCTAAGCCAACGAGGCCTTGGTATTCATGCTGTTGTTTTGCAACTAAAGCACCTCTTTGATGACCAACCGCTTCTTCGATCGTCATCCCGCACTTATTGATGCGTTGAGATAACGTTGGCACAGGGATCCCCGTCAGCTCTGAGATAGCTTTCAGGCCTTTGGCCCCTTGGTACTCATATCTGATCTTTTTCATCACTTGATGACTCACCGCTTCTTTAATGGTCATGCCCCACTTATTGATGCGTTGAGATAGCGTTGATTCAGGGATCCCAGTTAGTTCAGAGATGGCTTTCAGGCCCTTGACCCCTTGGTACTCATATCTGATATGTCTCATCACGTTTCCTTATGCCGCCATGCCTAGCGCCAGTTTCCAAAGTGGATGAAGTAAATCTGGTTTGCGCACGCCGATTAGCTGCTCAATACCTAATGCTTCCTCAATGCTTAACCCCATGCGACAAACGCGTTGTCTTAGTGTTTGCGGTAGCATTCCGTTGCCGTGTTCACGGGCGATAGCTGTTAAACCAACCGCGCCGCGAAACACATATTTGTTTGCTCGTTTGCTGGCCATAACTTCCTCACTCGTTGGCTGTTAGTTCTGCGAAGGCTTTGCGCAGCAGGGTGGTATCCATCGCCTTGCCGTTGGCGTACATCACAGAGAGCTTTAGGGTTTTGGTGAGCAGACGCAGCGCACCTGGGCGCTCGCTGACTTGCTGCATCAGCGCTTGTTCTTCTTCACCCATGACGTTCCATGCTTGCGCGATGGCTTTCACGTCTGACTTCTTGGCTTTGTGAATGCCGCGCTTCTTGGCGATGCGTGAGAACAGGCGCGCAAAGTCTTCATTGCGGCGTCCGCCTGTCAGTTGCGTGTACACCTTGTTGTTGCCGAGCAGTGCCATGCCGATGCCTGTCTCTTCTTGCAGGATGCGCAGCTCTTCTAGGGTTGGGTAATCAAGGTGGTCTGACTCATCAATGATCACTAGGCCCTCACTGTTAAGCAGGCGCTGGCGAATAACGCGTGATAGCGGCCCCTTGCGGCGTGGCGCTTGGTCTAGGCCGAGTTCCATCGCGAGTTCATACAGGCACTCAGTCAGGCTTGCGCGGCTTGGGCTTGCGGTAATCATCCACACGTTGTTGTTGCTGCGTTGGTATTCACGCGCGGTTTCGGTTTTGCCGACACCGCTTGCACCAAAGATAACGGCGAAGGATTCGGTGATTTGCGCGTAAGTCAGATCAGCCATGATTTGCTTGGCTGTCTCTGTCATGACAAATCCGGGGTTGACGTTCGGGGTAGACTGGCGCTGTTCACGCATGCGCAGCCACTTTTCCAGCTTGTCGATCACGTTGCTTGGGTCTGCCGCGTAGGTACCTTTCATGATTTGGCTTAGCGTGGCAGGAGATACGCTGATCTCTTTGGCGATTTGCGCACCCGTGACGGCTTTCGCTTCAATCAAGGCGCTAATATCCATCACCACTGTGGTGTTCTTGACTTCCGCCTTCTGTAAGGCAACGACGTTTTTCATGGGTTTTATCTCCGTTTAACGGTGGTTTAAAGTCTGTTTTTCAGGCGTTGAGCCATCAGGCTGGCAACGCTGGCTTGGTAGTTCGCTTCTAAGTCTTCTTCCGTTTCGATTTGCTCTTGCGGGCGAATCGCTGCGGCGGTGTTTCCGAAGGCAATCGGGCGGTATGGCTCGACCACTTTCGCTTCTGGGATCACTTCTTCTTCTGGCTCTGGCATCATCGCGGCCACTTCCAATGCGCTCATTTCACGCTGCGCTTGGGCGGCGGCTTTGTTCGCTTTGGTAAACTGGGTGCGCTTGCGTTTGTGCTCTCTCGCGGCTTGGGTATCGCCGAAGCCAACCTTTTCAACGCACTCAGCAGTGCAGAGGTGAACACCGTTTAGGGTGTAGATCTCTACCGACTCGTGCAGCTTGATAGGGTCAAAACGTGCCACCAGTTTTTGGTCGATGTAGTTCATCATGACCTCGTTGAAGTAGCGGTTTTTGCGACCTGCCAACGTGCCACCCGCATCGAGCGTGATGGTGCCGTGACGCGATACGCGACAGGCTTCCGCCGATAGCATCAGCATTTGCAGTTGCTCTTTGGTGGCCTTTTTAATCGGCGCACTTTGGTAGCTGGCGTTAAACGCTTCTTCGTAGCTCATAAAGCCGCGACACACTTCGTTATTGCGGTTGCTCTTTTGGTTGAACATTTCCACACCGAGAGCGATGGACTTTAGGAACACGTCCGCATCAATGGCTTTGTCGCCGTAGTTCTCAGGCTTCGCCATTGGGCTCGGGCCTGTATAAGCGCCTTCGTTAATCGGTTGTTTGTCGATGTACTCTTCAAGGCCACCCACACCAAATGCACGTTCGATGGGCTTAGCCTGACCATGACCTTTACCGAGGATCACGCTTGTCCAGTGGATGTTTCGCTCACCGACTAACATGGTCATCAGGCCTTTCGGGTCGTCCGGTTTCACCTTAAAGCGGTAACGATTCGGCACGCCGCCCGTCATCCACTTGTTAGCAGCGGCGCGGGTGTTATCAATGGTGATGTGCTTGGGTATGCCGTAGCGCTCGATCACATCCATAAAGCTGAGGCGGATGCTGTCTGTGTTTTCGCTGAGATCACAGCGCCAACCCAGAATCTTGCGGCTGTAAACATCAGCCCAGAACCATGTTTTAGGGCGCACGATTTCGCCATTGAACCAACGCACAAACACGTTGTGTTGGTAGCCGTCTCCGTTAATCCATTCGAGGGCATGCAGCTCAAGCACGCTGCGCTCTTGCGGCGGAAACATTTGGTGCAAGGCGTGCTCACCTTCGCGCAGCATCACGCGCACTTGGATAGGCACTTCGGCTTCTAGGCGGCGGCTGAGGCTTTTCAGGCTTGGGATTGACCAACCTTTTTGCGCTGCCACTTTCTTTAGGCGCTCGTAGCACACGCTCATGGCGGGCTGCTCAAGGCGAAGGTAATCACCTTTGAAGAACTCCCAAGCCTCTGGCGTGATGTGGGCAAAGTGTTCCACCTTGCGCAGTTGCGCGGTTTCAAAGTGCTTGGTGAGCAGCGCAGGTAGCCAGTCGCATTCGTCAATGTCTTTCACTTTGGCAACGTGACGGCGCAGCGTTGAAAGTGGGATTCCGTATTCATCACACACGGTTTGGTAGGCGTGCATGCGGTTGATGCCGTTTTGTTCCAACGCTTTCACTGCTTGAACGCAGCGCAAGGCCTGATGTGCTTTCTGCTTGGTTTTGTCGTTGGTTTTACCCCACGATGCCCACAGCGATTCGCGACAATAGGTTTTCTCTGCCTTTGCTTTTGGCAGGTTGATGACTTGCTCACCAACTTTGACCTTGCCCGTTTTCTTTAGGAGGGCGGCTTGTTGCTTGGGTGACAAAATGCTTACTGGGTATTCAAAGGCTTTTGAACCTTGTCTTCTGCGGCGCTCAACGCCTGCTTCTTCCGCTAGCTGTTCTACATGCTTGCGGATGCCACGCTCTGTGGCTGGCATGTCGGAAAGACCAATAAGATCCTTAATAACGAACCATTCCATGGCAGTTACCCCGCTTTACGTAAGTCTGGGTAACGGCTTGGCCAAATCTCGCAAGGCTGCATGCCAAGAGCTTCCGCGATGATGCGTTCGCCTTTCGGCCAAGGACGCTCTAACGCATTAGCTAAAGTTGTGGATGCAAGCCCGTTATCACGACTCAAAGCGCTCATTGAAATGCCTTTCTTTTTCAGAGCGGCAATGATGTCTGCTCGGTGTAAATCTGTGCGCTCCAT